CAACAAGGCCTTCTCCCTCATCAAACGAATCGCCATCAATAAGATCTTTAACCTGGGCGGTCAGCTTGTTCAATTGATCCAAGATTTCGTTGTAATTCACAGCGTTCATAGTTCCTCCATAGTTACTTCAAACATTCTACCAGTATCCACATCGTATCGCAGGTCGCAAGCGGGTCCAGTGAGTCCACACCAACGATTCTTAGCCACAGCTACCTTGGTTGTATGCCTCTCAGTAGCATCAGGACTCATCGAGTTACGCTCCAGGGTGATCACAGCATCAGAGAGCTGAGCGATAGCTCCAGAGCCTCGCAGTTGACTCAGCGACACTGCTTGACCATCTTCATGACCTTGGTTGCCATTAGGCCTTTTAAGGTGAGACACAACAATCAGCGTTATCTCAAGCTCTTGTACCAGGGTACGCAGGTTTGTCATCAGACCGTCGATAGCTTTACGCTCGTCACCATTGTCTTGACCAGAGATGATAATAGATAAGTGATCAAGAAATACAATACGACAATCGCAAGCCTTTGCCATGTATCGGATACGGTTAAGAATATTATCGGAAGAAGTGCTACCGAAGTGATCAAATAGGTAAATCCTATCAGTGCCAAGAGTGTGTTCAAAAGCATCTTTAAGTTCCTCTGTAGATACCTTGGTGTCAGGAAGATGTAAGAGTTTATTAGCCTGTAAGCTCATAATGCTCCTGGCAGTCTTCCTTACTGATTCCTCCAAGAACATTCCACCGATATTCCACTTAGTTGTGTTCAGGATATTGAACAGAATCTCTCGTAGGAATTGACTCTTACCTAGTCCAGACCCTGCGGTGACCGTAATAAGTTCAGCAGGTCTAAGTCCATAGAGAAGGTTATTGAGTCCCTTGAACGGATACATAGCCTCTGCTGGCTTCTCTGGTGTGCTTACTTCCTCCCAGAGCGTACTGGCAGCAACAATTCCATCAGGCACATAAGTCTCGGCTTTCCACCATGCATTAACAAACGACTTAGTTTCTCCACTAGTGAGGTAATCACAGGCATCCTTACAATGTAAAATATGTTTTACAATTTTAGCTTTAGAACCGAATAATTCAGCTACTTCCGCTGCTGCTTTCTTTCCCGGCTCATCAGCATCAAAGCAGATCACCACAGAATCAAAAGAATCTAGCCATTCATAGTTAGCTTTACAATCCTTCAGAGCAGCTTGAGCACCGTTCCTGATTGATACCACAGGCCACTGAGAACCAAGCATCTGAAATGCTGCCAAAGCGTCTAGCTCACCTTCTACAACCGTAACGTACTTTCCCCCTTTGTGGAACAAGGATTGTCCAAACAAAGTTGCTTTACCCCATTGTCCCTCAACAGAAAAGCTTTTATTGGCTACTGTGCGTACCTTAGAGGCCACATAAGCGCCTGTCTCATCAGCATACGGATAGATGTGCTTCTGTCCTGTCTGAGTAACCTTGTAATACTCACAAGTGTCCCTGGTGATTCCTCGTTCTGGGATTGGTTTGATTTCGCCTTCAGTTTTCATAGCATTTGCTCGGTTAACAGCTTCTTTCCATCGTTCACGATCCTCATGCGCTCCTTCTGATTCTATCACACCGCAGGAGAAGCAGTAGGTGTGCCCGTCCGTATAGAGAGCGTTCGCATCAGAGCTACCACAGTGGTCGCAAGCGATATGCTTTACGAACTCTGTGGTGGTTTCATGAATCATGTGTTTTTCTCCTTGAGTTGGTCTAGCGCCCATCGTGCGCCATGTTTGAAACCTTCCGATTCCGTGTAGTCACCGGACACAATCTCAATCTCCTCATCCGTCAGCCCAACCCATTCACGCTGTGGTTGTGGGATGGTGTAGAGGGGCACAAGTTTTCGGTTCTCATCTGGATATTCTTTATTTCGACGCTCAAACTCCAACTCTGCAAGTTGTTTGTGCTCAAGCAGTCCAGCGGGGCCATGCAACCAGATCATCCACGCCACCGGCTCCTGCTTCTCAGCCTGCTCTATGGCTTGGCGTAAGGATGTGATGGCGGCTTCTGCCCTATCGCATGGAAAACCAGCTTCATGGGCAAGGTCTACCAGACCCTCCAACGCCTCCAATGCCAACTTCATTGCTTCTATGCTCATGTGTTGCCCCCGTTCTTCTCGCGCAGCTTGGCTTCACACATAAGCAATGCGGCCACGCCTTGATATTCGCTGTTGATTGCCCCACGTTGCTCATCCGTCAACCCAACCCATTCACGCTGTGGTTGTGGGTTGTATGTTCCGCTATCGCAATCACACCCTTCATCCATCCCGCATTCTGGGCATCCTGTCAGCCATTCAGGCTCCTCCTCCTCAGCCTGCTCTATGGCTTGGTCTAGTTTCTTAAATGCTTCCATCGCCTCATCGAACATGAGATTTCCTTGCATTGCTTTTCTCAACGCCTCCAGCGCCTGTTTCATTGCTCTTTGCTTTTTCATGACAAACTCCTTTATGTTCGCACATTCTAAAGCACTCTGCTGCGAACTGCAATTTAGCACGCTCTGCGGCGGCGATAAGGGAGGCAAATCGTTCAAGACGGTTATGGAATGCGGGTGTTGGGATTCGATACTCTCCAACATCCTCGCCGTATGCAATAAAACCAACCTCCCGCGCCATGCGGATAATGTCGTCGCGTGTCATGCTTTCCTCACTTTAGTCCAGGCGGCAACAAAGTCCAAAGTACCTGAAGTTGCATACAATTGACGGATTTTAGCGTACATACCATCAACCCCTAAGAACTTGTACAAGTCTTGGTCTTTTTGAGGATCACCGTCAATAAACCTGAACTTGTCTCCAATCTGAAGCTTGTAAAGTTCTGTTAAGTCTTTAATGTCAATTTCTGAGATCATTTTAGATTCATCCATAAACCCACTTGGGCAAAAGCGTAACCGGTCCATATCATACCATTGGAAGTGTCCCCTTTAAGCCATTGTAGGACACCCACAATGAGGTAACCCACTCCAGTGGCCCCTACGATAAGATGCTCAATCATACCGGAGCCTCCTCAGCATCTGACGGATATTTAGGTGTATTTGGTTCCTTATATGGTTGCACTGGAGTACTTGGGAAAGGCCAGTAAGGGTCTTGTTTAGTCATTTAAAACCCCTCATCTGAGCGATTAAATCCTGCACTACCTCATAGGCACTCGTCTGTGCTCTTTGGTGAGCTTCTATGGTGGTTTTAATTGATTCTAGGAGCATCCTGTTAGATAACCCTTCCTCTGCACACTTGAGCAGAAAAGCTTCTTCAGGTAGTTTGTATTCCATCATAACTTTCATATATGCACCTTTAAGTCACTTTAGCGACAATTTAACCAACGTTAAGACAAACACAAAGAGAGACAAAATCATTCTACGTCCTTATCGTAATCGGTCAATTGACTAATTTTGTAATTAGCGACATCATCTAACACTTTATCCTTACCGTATAGGTCAAACATTTTGATAATGTCGTCAATTGTTGACCAATACCAGGATTCTTCGATCAATTGTTTGTATTCATTCTCTGTTTCTTCGTTCATAAAAGTTCCAAGGGGTTGACAAATAGATAAAATATCTGTATTTTTATCTTTAAAGTACTTTAACGTTACCAAAGACACCAAAGCACTTAAGTATAAACACTAATGATAAACAATAAATGTATTAATCATTAATGATTTTATGTACTTTAAAGTCTTCAAAGACATTATAGTCTTCTATAGTGCCTTCGGTGTCCAGATTGTCGTTAATGTCCTTACTTGTCATAAGGTCTTTCCGTTCAATTACCGGAATGATGTGTTTAACCTCTTGGAAACAATCGTTACACAAATCAACGAAATCATGAGTGTTTGCGTTTCGTCTGGTGGATTCAAAATCCGTTAAAAACGTGTTACAGGCTCTGCAATGCATGGTGGCTACCTTCCTATCAATTGTTTGAAATAATCGCTCTAAGGCCCGTTTAAGGGCCTTCCTGAGCCTATTTTAGTTTAGTCAGGTAAGACAATCAAGGTTTTACTGATTTTCTTACGGTTTATGTCTTCTTTGAAGCATACAAACTCACCTGCTCCAACCTTAGACACATAAGCATCCAACGATCCCTTGGAATAACACCTAGACTCAGCATCAGCATGTTCGCTAATGTATTTCATTTCCCGATAGTGGTAGCCTATCATGAAAGATAAGACCACTAACACAAAAGGTATACAATAGTCAATAAGTACCGACAATTTATTCATGTTCTCTCACTTTCAACAGTTTCTCATAGTCTTTGACGATTAGGTCGAACCAGTAAGTATCCACCAGCGGCGTGATGTCAACCCCACATAGGTAGATGCAATCCACAATGAAATAATCCTCCTCGTATTCTACGTTGGCATACCTATCGTAACGGTCCCTTGAGTTTATGTCAAAATAGACCATCACCGGTGTGCTCATGTCCGGATGAGTCCACTCTAAAGAGTGAATGTTATTGTGCTTGAGTTCTTTCATTAAAACACCTCTACCCATGTTTGACAATTAGTGGTTTTCTTACCATCTGGAAGGGTTATTACATCATAGGCGCAAGCCCGGACAATTCCGTCCATGTCATAGAAGACATTCACGTCAATCCAAGTTAGTGAATGAATGAGATGCAAAACACCTCCACAATGCCCCATCAGAGCATTGTAGTGGGACTTTACAGGTTAACTACAAAGACAATCGAAGTATTGAGCCAACACGGATTCGTTTTCAAAATCGTTCGATTCGTCCTGTAATTGAATGGCGTCAGAGTCTTGAAACCATAGATTATCCCCTGTCTCATTATCTGTTATGTCATAGGCCCACCCGTTACCATGGGAAATAACGCTATACCTGCCTGATTGAGTGTTGAAAGTCATCATGATTACATGCTCCAGAGATAGAAGGGAACGAACACACAAGCCGCAAAGAACACGGCGGCGATCAATTGATGAGCAAAGGTTTTCATTGATGTTTCTCCAAGTAAGCAGTCAGTTTCACGGCAGTGTCATAATCGTCACGTTTGTCGCCCCATGCTACCACATGGACGCCTCGCTTGGTCGTGCCAAAGTAACGCCCCACGTCTGAGCCATTGGACACGTAGTCCATCGGCTTGATAAAGCGGTCAAAGACCTTGGGGTTGATGGTGGTGATGTTGTGCATGATTGATTCTCCGGTGTGTGTGTGTGTGTGTTGATTGTAGCCCCCTTGCGAGGGCTTGGAATAGGTGTTTACCCTCAGTGGGTCAAATAATGTTGTAGAAACTGCTTTGCTTTTGAAGGGCTTTTCATGTTAATGTTAAGCATAAAAATACCATCTTCATAAACCTCATAAACCCACTGGCTTTGACTGAACACTGCCGTATAAGTGCGACCTTCATGCTTTAAGATAAACGGCTTTGCTTTTTCAGCCATTGCCTTGGCTTGATCCAGGCATTTATTTATATCCATGGTGCTAATCCTTTGCAAGTGTTTATTGATCTTTCCTATCGTCCCGCCCTCGGGTTGACGCTAGTCTACCACCTGATTTTCAGAAGTCACTTAGGGTTTTCCCTAGGTTTGACTAGCTTTACAATACTTTACACAAGACCGCTTTAAACGACCCAGGAGGCGCTATCGACCCTCCAAGCACCCTACCCCTTGGAAAATGTTATCCACACCAGTAGTGCTACTTGTCCCCAGAATCAACTCTTATATAAGACTGACAACCTGTGGATAACTCTGGTATGATACTTGCATGGTACTGTATAGATGTAC